TTTCCACCCACGCAAACCCAATCCCTCATCTTCTTTCGCAGCTTCAATTACCGCCTGGATTAGATCCGGCATTTGTTGCTGCAGTTCCTTACCAATTAAGTTAGAAATAAACTTATGTTCTTTTTGTGTACCTGGAGCGCTGCGCAAGCCTACGTAGAACAACCAGTTCCGCAGGTTTCCTTGCATGTGCAATCGTGTCGGAGTTCCAAGCGGGAGGATATTCCGAGCGCACTCCCTGGCAACACCGGAATCGATCATCTCGCGATAAAGAAGATCCATCTCCGCAATCAGATCTTGAATCCGACCACGGAAACGGTCCTCGACGCCCCCGTCCGAGTAGACGATGCTGTTTTGCCGATTTTTAGTGTCTTGAGCGCGTAATTCAAAATCCGCCATATAGGAGGATTCTGCTTCGAGAACGTCAAGTGGATTGCAGTAGCGCTGACTTGCCTCTTGGAAACAAAACGACCGATGACGAAGAATTTGGGGAGAAATGCTTCGCGTCGTAATGATCTCAAAAGACGCGCAAACCTGCTCGAAAACACTTACGTGTCCGTTACGCAGACAATACTGCAGTAGCTGAATGTACTCAGCGCGATTAGGATTCTTGGTTGACACCCGTGCGTGTCGGGCTAAAACTCGCTCAGGATTTGGTGTGATCCAATCGAGTTTTACTTTGTGCTGACCCTCTAAGACGGAACTCAAGTTTGAGGAAAGGCTTCTTGATAACGCAGTCTACGAGTAATCTCGCTGGGTGTAATACCCATGAGTTTGAAAGGTTCTAACCCTAAACGCTGGCCAGCAAGCCGAATAGGAAAATTAGTGTCCCTCACTTTTTGTTTGAAGCAAGTTTGGCTTTAGCCAGCATCATGAGGTTGTCCACCATGTTGCTGCTCATGGACGGGTAGTCAGCATGAACGGTCGGGGTGTTCACAAAGTGCTGACGATTCTGAAGCAGCCCTTGCTGCATCCGTAACCGTTGCCCCGGTTCAGCTTGACGAAGGGAGTTGATGTACTCGAGCTGACTCATGTCATCAGCACTGTCCTTAAGGGGAATAGCACGCTGGTTATATCCAGCGACGCCAGTCAGCTCCGTGCTTTTTTTAATATTGCCTTCTGCGTATTCGACAGGCCCCACGGGGGGTCGGACATAAACCCCGCGATCATGCTCGATCTGAGCTGCGACGCGGTTCCCGTTATCGAGAAGCATGGCACGACGGATACCCAACCCAGGCTGGCGGTTATACCCATCCAGACCGGGAGGGAACTGCAACCCCTGAAGTTGACCTTCGGGCACTTTGCCCGACATGTCAGAGCCAGGAATAATTGCCATTATTGATCGCTCCGATTGGCAGAACGGGATCTAACTCTAATATTAGCAGGACTATTATTTAGAGGATTGTGATCTTTATGATCAACCTCTTTTCCGTCCCCTTTTTGTACGCGACCCTCTTTTTCTAGGTGACGGCGAGCTTTATTTCGAGCAGCTCGCCGTTTAATCTGTTCGGGCTCACCGTGGTAGGCGTCGTATTCTCTGCGGTAATCCCGATCAGCCATAGTTTATTTTCCTCTAACCAATTGTAGGTACAGGGAATAACCACGGCTTACCAAATCGCACATCAGAGGGATCAAGCCGAAACCAGTCGCGCACAAACTCCGCCAGATCTTTTTGGTAGCGGAGAAATAGCCCTGTATAACAGTAATCTGCGGGGGAATAAAACTCATACAGTTCTTCTAAGAAATCAGCTTTAGATTGCTCCCATTGAGTATCCCAGGTCGTCAGAATATTTTCGAGATCGAAGCCCATAAAACAATGAATTTAGAAGTGAGACCAGATCAAATTTTAGCTTTGATGTACCAACCCGAACCGGGTCCTTCTACCATCCAACGGGGTGCAAGATTTTTCTTTGAATAGAACAGCTTTGCACCATTTGTGTTGATATACGTGCCTTGAATCAAATCAAGGTCGCCGTAGGGGTCGTTAACGATGTAACTCTTATTGTCTTCGGAGCGTCCGATTACGATCAACCAATGGCCGCCTCCCGTGGGGTTGTCCACGTGGCCTTTATGGAGGATTCCGATGGGTACAGGAATACCTGAATTCAGTTGGGAGTCAATGTCCGCCCATCCACCGTTTTGTTTAAATTCGGCATAGAGACCGTAAGACTCAAGAGCTGCGATCTGAGCAGCGGGTGATGTCGTATCCCCACGGCGGAAAACACTGTTTATATACTCATCATCGTTTTTTATGCTTTTGGGTTTTAAATATTTCAATAACATTGCACACGAACTTGAAAAACAAGTCCGCAGAGGATCCCGTGCGTTATCTCTCTGAGAGAAGTAAGGAACGTCTAAAACTGTTTTTTTCGAAGTATCAAGAGGAATCGGTTCGTCAGAAACTTTGGGGTCGTTAATTATCTTCCAGTGTTCAGGAAAAATCCACCAGGGTTTGTCTGGTTGAGCTTCTAAAACAACTCTATAGTGAGTCTCACCAGGAACCATCGTTATGGTGTTCCATATGTGCGCTGAATTTTTAGGTACATATAATTTCTCTTCTGCGAATAAAGCCTGCGCTTGTACAGGTCTGCGTTTTAACCACGTTTCCTGTTGAGCGACGATGGAGTGGGCCAAAGCAGACTTTATGGGCTTGGTTAAAAATAGCGATTTTTCTGCCTCGCGGCGCCGTTTTAACCCTTCGCTAATTTTTCCGTCGCCAATCTTGACCCACTTCAAAAACTCAGACGCCGCAATGGTTTTGTCGGATTTGTCATTTATAAGTTTTAGAAGGGTAGAGGTCCGAAAAGCATTTGGCCCGACATTAAAACTAAAACTTACTAAAGCATCAAATTCGTTCTGATTTACCCTTACTTTTAAAGAGTCGTTAACGACTTGCTCAAAATACGCCAAATCGTGCCGAAGTAACTCCTCGGCAGCTTCTCTACTAATTGTTAATTCAGGTCCGATTTCAGGGCCAGTTGAGCCGTAACCTACGGTCCAAATACCCGCTTGATCTTGATATGAGGTTAGGCGTAAACCTTCAAAGCTTTTGATGAAATCGATTCCCTTTTGAGATATTTTCATCAGGTGCTTGTCACGTCCACGCCGATGCGATACTCAGCTCCGCTACGCCCTTTCAGCTGAATGTAGGTGTAATAGGTGCCGGAGCTGTTGATGGTGGTGCTGGAAACAGAATTATTGCGGCTGCTGAATTTAGAAGGCTTGGCATTTAATACTTCGGTGCCGGAAGAGTTGAGAACAACCACATTGCCGCAGGAGTTTTGATCCCGAATGTTGACGCGCAGAATGCCCGTGGCATTGACAGTCAGTTGGTAATAATCAGAAATACCGTAGATACCATCCGCTGCGTACTCCCGACTTTGAGCGCTCACAACGACCACGCCGCTGGCATTGAGAGTACGGCGTTGATCAAAACTCGTCGAATAAACACGACGCGAATCATCGGTCAAACCGCTATTTACGACCGTATTCAGCTCTAAATTCTTAGTAAATTCCGACATGTAAGGAGCTGTTAGATAGTTTTATTTTAAGACAAAATTTAATACCAGATAGAGATCAAAGCCTATTAAAATTAATTTAGTTAAAGATTAGCAGTGGGCCTCGAAGCGCTAGCCGCAGTACTTGCAACAGTTGTCGGCGTTTTTACGTGGTCTCATCAGCAACGTCAAAATGTACTGAACGATCGTTTTAATTCTATTAAACGGCGATTAGACGTTATTGAGCAAGATATAAATAATTTTCCGAGGGTTTACGCCTCAAAAGCAGACTTGAATTCCGGGCTCTCAGAAATTAAGGATCGCCTTAATCACATTAACGATAAATTAGATCAATTAATACTTAGTAAAATAAATGAAAAGTTCTAAATATAATTTTTGGCTAGCAATTACGTTTGAAGTACTAAACGCTCTGTGCCAAGAATTTAAAAGTTTAAGAAAAAATAAGCTAATAAAATTGATTTTAAATTACTGCAGACACGATTGGGTTCTTTGGCGAGTTGAGTCAACTTTAAAAGACGTAGACAAACAGGTCGAACAGATAAAAAAGCAATGGGAGGCCGAAGAGCCTCCGAAATACTCAGTAATCGAGCACGAGCCAGATGGATCCAAGGCTCAAGAACTACTCGGTGGGGCCATCGAAATACGAAGTAATTTTCGAAGAGATTAATTAAACTAAATTAGAGCTAATAAACTGTCATGGATCAATTACTCGCCCACGTTCAGCAGCTGCTAACGATTCTGTTTGCAATTCACGCTCTGGCCCTTGCGATCGTCAATCTGACTCCTACCCCAAAGGATGATGCAGCAGTCGCCAAATACTATCGCGTGCTGGAAATCTTAGCCGGTATCGTTACTCGGCTCGCTAAGCGCTGATTCATCTGTTTCTTCGTTTTGTGCCGGGAGTTTTAACGGCTCTCGGCACGCTTTTTCGTATTCACGTGCGGCTATACTTTGTTCATGGTTGTAGCTTAACCAGTTCCAAATAGCTAATTCTCTCTCATCGTTCCAGAATGTCTGGGAACGAAACCATATCAACCAGTACTCATCTGATTTTTGGAGGTTGCAGGTTGGGCAACAGGCTAATAAATTGCCTCTTTTTGTTCCTCCTCCTTTAGCTCTAGCTACAATATGATCAAGTGTGTAGGCTCTACCTGAACCGCAATAAGCGCATGTATTATTCCAAGCGTCTAAAATATCTTTTCGAAAACGTTTTCTAGCAGTACGTCTTTGTAGACATTGAAGATTAAATATCAGCTCCGACTCGCTCACAAAAATGTGCGCGGGATTGAAGTTATTTTATCTACATATACTACACATTAGTTTTGCTTAAGGTTTTTGGTGTTGAACGATCTATTATCGAAATGCTATGACCTTTAGCATTAAAAACTTGTGCTAAATAATTACAAGCTACTTCAGGATCTGTTGTATCTCCACACGTGAATGCGTCTACTGCTGCAAACCCGAACTCAGGCCATGTATGGATTGAAACATGAGATTCCGCTAATAAAGCAAAACCAGTGATCCCTTGCGGTTCAAAAGCGTGTGTTCTGACTTCTAAAAGCGTGGCACCAGCCAATCTTGAAGCTTCTGAAAGTGCTTCTTTTACAAACAGTTCATTATTTAGCTTGTAAGTATCAGAATTATATAACTCTGAAATGCAGTGCTTACATTCCAACTGACTTAATTTGAGGCATTAAAATTTTATCAAAAAAAACTCATACCAACAAAAAAACTGTAGTAAACTAACTCCAAAATCAATCAAACCTATGGATGACGATTTTATAAAAGAATATTACTGTGAGTGGACTGAAGAAACATGCACCTCACATGTTCATAAAATAACAGAGGTCATGGCCAAATATAACTCAGATCTTTTAATACCAAAAAGCAATAGTAATCAGTATAAAACTTTTACTCGTGATGATTCACAACTATGTTTACCTTTTTTCTTCGAATTAAATGAAATAAATACACAAGCTTTAAATATTTCTAACCACGCCTTGAAGGCTTACGTGCAAGACTATCCCTCATTAATTAAATGTTACGATCAGCTATCAAACTCAGTAATTAAATATCAAAAAACATTAAAAAATGGAGGTTATCACGCATTTCACGTCGAGCACAGCGGCAACAATATTAATAAAAAAAGAGTGTTATCCTGGATCTTATATTTAAATACTTTAAATAGTGAAGGAGGAGAGACGGAATTTTTACATTTTAATAGACGCATAAAGCCTATTTCGGGAAAACTTATTATCTTCCCTGCGACATGGCCTTGGGTTCATAGGGGTAATCCCCCGAGAGAAACTAAACACATATTGACAGGTTGGTTTTACCACGATATACTATCTGATCCTATACAACTTTCTGAACTTATATAGAAGTATGGAATCGCTTGAGCTACACCCTCTAAAAATTTATAAGTTTAATGCGACTGATTCTGTTTTATGTCTCGCACAAGACCTAGCTAACTTAGAGACTTACGGGAAGAGGCTAGACGAAAATGTACATAATTACGGTTCGTCTACAAGTGATACGCATTTATACAAAAGCGAAAAATGGAAGCCTATTTTTTCGTGGATTTCCGAAGCATTAGAATCAGTTAAAAACGATCAAAAACTATTGTGTGATAATTTAGGTATTTGTTTATCTTGGTGCAATAAAAGCACATATGGTGAATGGCACCATCCTCATATACATCCCGTGTCATTAATTAGTGGCATATTTTATATCAAAGGTCGAGGCGGTAATACTTGGTTTAGTATAAAAAATCATTACTGCTCAGATTTTTGGGACATACACGAAAATAATAAAGAGCTTATTTATATACACAAACAAACTGAAGGAGAACTTCTTATATTTCCGTCTACTTTAAAGCACTCTGTAGATATAAACATGGCTCAAGATGACAGATTAACTTTATCTTTTAATGCTCTTCCAACAGGAAAAGTTGGTTCCGAAGCAAAGCTGAGTTTTGCTAATTTAAGAATTATTTAGAATGCCCAAGAAACATACGTAAGTCGAAGACCACTCTCGACGGTCTTTACTTCATGTGGGTACATAAAAGAACTCGGAAATATCAGTAAATCCCCTTTTTCAAGTTTATAAATTAAAGATTCGTCTAATAGATTGATTACAAATTCGCCTCCTTCATAATCAGAAGAAAGTGATCCGAGAACAGTTAAAACCGGAATACCGCGTCTCTCTCCATCAAATATTGAATGTACATGATCGTAATGTGATCTCATTGAATTACCTTGTTTATATTTATTAAAACGAGGCAGTGTAATATCACTTATAAAGACATCTTCGGAGCAAAAAGATCTACAATAAAAACCTAAACAATTCCGTATCTCATCCATAAAGTCATCCATGACTTTATCTAAAGTCGCTATTTTTGGCTCTATCGCTTCTGACTGCGTAGTTCTACGTTTATTTGAATGATTATACCAATGGTGCTGGTTCCAATTAATATCCTGATTATTTAATTGTTCTGCAACACGATCAGCTAAAGCGCCAGGCAAACGGTACGATTTTATAAATTGAGCAAGATTAGCCAAGTCATGCGATGCGGATGTACGGCATAAATTTTATATGAGCAACATCCGTTCCGTCTATACCTGACGGATTTGCAACACCTATACCCGCGTTTGTCATACTCTCACCGCTAGTAGTCGCTATAGTCGCAAAAGCTTTTAATCCCGTACTGGGGTTTTCTGGGTAATTTATATTATTAGTGTATACATGACGATGAGCGCCAAACATTCCATACTGATATGAACCGCACACATCGCCAGATGGAGGGAATGTATTAACGAGAGATACACGTGAGGAACGATCTGGATCATACGTTCTGCCTAAATCTTGACCGCGCAAATACATCCCACTAATAGTGGGGAGCTTCATATTTGTAGAAGCGTCAGAATTAAAATTTGTGCCAGATATTAGTGGACTAAAAGCAGGATATGTTGAACGCGATAAAGTTTGACCGTCACAACGAGCATAAACGGCTTGGTCTGCTGGATTTGTAAAAATACCTCCTTGATCTACGCAAAGAGTGCGGATGAGTCCAATAGTCATGGGAGTGCCCTCACAACGTAGATTACAGATAAGTTTGGTGGTCGAGTCTCATTGCCACCCACGGTGCTTGTCGTTGCGTCTCCGCTGCCTACGGCGCATGTACCGCCACCTCCGGTGAAATATCCCGCTCGAGTTCCAGTAGCTCGCGTGTAATCATGACGATGGCTCGCTACCTCATCTGCCCGAACGCCACTTAAAGTGGCTGACTGTTGATTACATACAAATGCTCCGCGTAAATCAGGTAATGCAAAGTTTTCAGATGTAGTAGAACCATATGTGGTCCCCATAATATTATAAAGAGCACCGTACTCTGTACGTGAAAGATATTGTCCGCTTGCTACTAAGTACTTAGCCGGGATCTCAGGAGGTTGTCTCGTGTCTAAATAACCAAAAACCGCACCAACAGGTATTAAAGGTGTAACAACTTTTGCAACTATATATGGTACAAAATCAGCTGATTTACATATATTACCGTTAGCGTTACCGAAAGAACTCATAGCTCCGGTTGAACTACTAGGGTTATACGGAGTGGGCTGACTGTTAGGGTTTTGAGCAGCATTGGGTGAAGAAGCACCCGGTGTTCCTTGATATAAGTGAGTATGAGCTGGTAATAAACCGTTACCTGTAGTACCTATATTACCGCTCGTAGTCGTATATTGTACCCAGCTTAAAGAGGAAACATTAGGTAAACCGAAAGTTGTTGACCCGTCTCCCGCGCCATACTTTGTTCCAATAACATTAAATAATTGTGAGTACTCAGACCGGGAAACAGTTCCCCCTGTCGTGGGTAATAGACCTTGACCAGATAAAGTAGCGCTATTGTATAAACTTAAATGCAGTATTTCTCCTACAATTGGACCTGAATCCCAAACAGGAAATTCACTATCCTGTAATTTTTCAGAAACTTGAACAGGAATCCAAGCTCCGGGTGCTGTCGTCGTCGAAGTTACGCCACCATTAGGGCGTTGACCCAAATAACCAGCTGTACCTCGATTAGGAGCCATTTTTAGTACTCGTTGAGCTTATTATAAAGGGTTGTTTGAGTCTGAAAGATCATTTAAAAGTGTATCTAAAACTATTTGACCTGTATTCGGATCGTAAACAAAATATCCTGTTTTAAATTCATCAATAGGGCCTACAAAACCCGTAGGTGAAAGGTCAGAAATTTGAGTAGAAGGCATTGGAGGAAAAACAACTTCCCAAGCTTCAAATTTATTTGGGATATCTCGAAGGTCCTGCCGATAAACTCGGAAAGCTTGTTTAATAAAATAATTTACATCATCTAACTGTGTCCAATCTGTTGCTTTTAATAAAGAATCTCGTTTTGCTCTAATGAATGACCATGTTTGATTTTCAAGTGTAACTAAAGCTGCTGGATCTTTGGGTCGTTTTTCAGTTACTTGATTGTCCTTAGAGTACACCCATTCATTCTTAAACTTATCCTCATTTGATTCAAACTCTACTTTTACGTAACTTAAAGTATCGCTTATCCAACAATAATCAAACAGAGCTTCTGAAGGGATATCAGGTTTTTTATCTACAGGCCCAATATAACCTAAAGCATTAAGTTCTTCGATGCTTACGTCATTAACATAACGAGTACTGCCTGGTCCCACGCGTAAACGGCGGGGAAGTAAAGCGGGTTCAGACCCATTCAAACTGAAATAAGCTGTCGAAAAGTCCATATTACGCCTCAACAATACTTGCTAAAAGTGATACACCAGAGGCAGAACTTGACTGAGCTGCAATATTGTAACCAGAGGGAATTATTACTTTATTTGCGACAAGATCAACAGAACCATCAGCAGGAATAGGTATGGTATAACCTAAGTACGCTTTAATGGTAGAACCTTGCCTGAGTGCTACAGTGACATCTTTAGTCGTTGCACCATCATTATTGACTGCGACGCAACTTAAAAGAATGGAAGAATTTACAGAGGATGTGTAAACGCCCGAATAAGTGGCAGGTACATTTTCTGCAAACCCCAAAATGTAAGCGGTCATTTCACTATCGAGGTTTAATCAAATTATAGCAATCAAAAAACTAAGAAAGTGCAATAACTAAACCGAGGGTAACACCTTGTGAAGCGGCGACAAGAGCAGCATTACCGCTAGCTTGAGCAGTCACAGCTGCTGAAATACCGGCATTACCTGAAGCTTGTGCTGTTGAAGCCGATAATAAAGCTGCGTTTCCTGAAGCTTGTGCTGAAACTCCGAGTGTTAAAGCCGCATTACCCGAAATTTGAGCGGAACCATCGATGCCAAGCCCACTTCCGCCGGCGGTAAAAATTAAACCACTCGGGTTGGGCGCTAATGTAAGGTCAAATCTAAAATTACTGCTGACAGCGCCACCGCCGCTTAAACCGCTACCAGCAGTAGCGACACTAGATACTGACGCACCCTCAATAGTGTCTCCAGGGGGAAGTTGCGAAGAGAGGCCGCTGATAATTACAAGGGGTTTCCGAAGAACCATCGACCTCTGTCGTATACACCAATATTCTTATGATAAAGGCGAAAATTGTAATCTGGTGAGCGCCGTTTATTTAACGGAAAGACCTTTTAAAAAACAAAAACATCTCACAAATTAAGTAAAGATCAATCATATAACACAGTAACCGGCTGGATCTCAACCTCAAGCTCAGTGGTGCTCACAGCCTGCCCCACGGGGGCGTTGACTTGATACTGATACGTCCCAGAGTTCGAAATGACGCCCGAAGCGGTGCTGTAACGGGTCACCTGACCGGGATACTTCGACAAGTAATAAAACTGACCGGGGACAAGAGCGACCTCAGCCGTAATGTTGGCGGAGCTCAGGACCACAATGCTGTCCAAGTTCACAGCCACGGTGTTGCCGCTGTTAGCTGCTGCAGCGGTGGCGCCGATGACGCCGTAACGATCCGCAGCCAAGCCACTCAGAGCGCTTGCCCTGAACACAAAGGTGCCGCTGACGTAAACAAAATCGCCCTGAACCAGATTTTCACCGGCGGTAAAATTTTCAGTAGGCGAAAGTTGGGTTGTGACACCCGCGCCGTTCACCAAAAAAACCGTGGTGCCGCCGCCAGAAGCAAAAGACGTATACTTCCGATTGAAAATCGCCCGGTCAGTCATTTAT